GCGTAAACAACACTCGCAAGGATATCTCCTTTAGTTGCTCGATATGGTATTAGTTGGTTTGAAATGATGTAATTCGTTCACTATACCAAAGTGGACTATTACGTTGTGGCAGAGGCACTTCTAGTCTCTCATTTCAAGCTACAGCTCTAATGCCTCACGGAATACCTCGAGGTGACTAAACCGGTGTAATATATTTCTTCTTCCCACTTGTTGGTAAACACAATAGGGTTTCTTATAATGACTAATGTCATCATTAGATAATCCGCATATTGCATGCTGGCTCTTACTCTTCAGATATCGCCTCCAACGACGATATAAGAAGTGACGAGTAGCACCAACCGAAGAAGGAGATATGAACCAACGTGAAACACAGGAAAAGAAAGATGTAAGGCCCAATGCAGGATCATAAGGATTATAGAAGTCACGAATCAGATTATGCGGACCAATAAAGTTCTGCTCTAAAAAATGGTATACTTGTAAGTATTCACGAGAATACTTAGTAAGACATGCCTTCATTCTAGAATAATCTGTTCGCCGACCATCGTGAATGTTAAATTCACCTCGTCGATGTGCTTCCATCCAGATACGCTGCAACCTAGAGAACTTATAGTTCGCTGGTACCCTTACACCCATATTACCTAAATCACGAGAACCAAAGATAACACCAGGAAAATTAGTAAGAAAATGACGATAGTGTCTTTTAAAGATATTAATCGCCCTTTCATGCCTAACTTCTGGAATGTCTTCAAGGAATCTTGTTAATAAGGATCCCAGGATCTCACTTGGTAATATTTCCCTTCCAGTTTCACTCTCCACACTCAGTAGGCTCTGTGAATTAAGAAGTCCCACATTGGGGACGCGTACTCTTTCCAATCGTCTGGTGGTCTTAGACCAGGTATAAAATTGTGAGTTAATCATAATAAAGTTGGTTGAACTATAGTTCTTCCCTAAGGAAAACTTTAAGCCAACACAACTTGTTACGAATTGCCACCGCTTATACACAGATGGAGTCGCCTTGAACGCGACATCATCTCCATTCACGAGGAAGTTTCGGTGTCCCAAGGACAACTTCGTCACAGCTGCGTTGATAATACATAAGAGAGGGAAAGAGAGAATATTTCCCATCATCTGCCCTCGGGTTATACGCAAAGGTTTCTCTCCTGGAATCGTAAGATTACAGAAAGAATCGTAAGCTATCTGTCTAAAAAGACTAGAATCGGTTACTCCCTTAAACGTAGTATACTCAAAAAGGTAACTCAATGTTGCCCGAGTAGCCCAAAGGAAAATATTATCAGTCGCTGCCTCATAATCTCCTGAAATATACTTTTCCCCTTTTGAAAGTTGACCAATGTTATTAATAACATCTGATACTTCCACTCCTCCAACCAGTGGATATACAGAATCTTGTCGGAGTCGATCATGCCAGGCTTTTTGAACAGGCTTCAATAATTGAAGATACCAGTTATGTCGAGTTACAATACGAACCTTGAGAGGTTCAAGTAACCCAACCGGCATTACCTCCTGTCCTGAGATTGTTGAATCCCAAGCCGCCATGTCTTCCAGATATTGCATTGTCGTTGACCAAGATGTTCGAGCGTATTCAGAGAGTTGTTCAGGCAATAAAGACTGAATCTTCTTTTCAAATACATCGATCTTCTTGGAAACATTAATGACATCTATCAAATTCGCCATATTGGGATCGTTTTCCCACCATGCCGAAGATGTAGAAATATCACGGAATTTTCGACTCAGATGACCCTGTATACCACCAACACCTCTAGTGCTTTCGACACATGAGGAGACTGAAGGAGCAAAGGGACGTGTATAGTCCGCCACAACACCATCTTTAAAAAGATAGTGTACCTCTTCTTGGATAGCCTCGAGAATCTTCTTCTTAAAAGGAAAATCCTCGGGATCAGAACGCGTCACAGATTTCTCATAATCATTGAGTTTCTGTTCCACGAATGACCTCGGGACTGAAGGAAAAAGTCGCTTACTGTAATTTATTGCAGCTGCTACTTGAATATTCCGACGTCCCCCAAGCC